CAGCTATTGCACAACTCAGTGATATCGTGTTAGGATTAGAGCGTAACGCACAGGCAGAAGATCCTATGGTACGTAACACCACCAACGTGCGTGTACTCAAGAACAGATTCAGTGGAATGACAGGGCCAGCTACGGCTCTGATGTATAACAAAGATACGGGGAGGCTCACTGAGATTATTGAATGAGATGCAAAGCGTGTGACAAGATCATGACGAACTACGAACTGACCAAGAAGTTTGATGGCAGTGGTGAGTTTGTCGATTTGTGTAATGAGTGTAGTCGTTTCCTTGTTGACGATGACTTGACGGCAATGGGTAACATAGACTATGCTGACCTATATGACTTAGAGGAGTTACGTTATGTCGAGGATGAGCAGTTGGATTATGCAACAGGAACAGAACTTGGAGATGAAGGAGAGTGGTCATGAGCTTACAAAAAGACAACAGCTTGATCTCACCTACTACGAATACTGTGTTTCTAGACATAGAGGCAGACGGCCTGAACCCTACGAAAATACACTGCGTGGTTACAAAGAGATCGAACGAAGCTCACTTGACCCATTTATCTAGAAGGAGTCTGATGGATGAACTGGCAAAAGGTGGTAAAGTATGTGGACACAATCTTATTGGTTATGATATTCCTGTTATGCGTAAACTGTGGGGCATCCGTATACCAGCACATAGAGTTGTCGATACTCTAGTACTGTCGCGCCTGTTCCACCCTGACCTAGATGGTGGTCACAGCCTAGCTGCATGGGGTAACAGGCTTGGCTTTGCAAAGGGTGAACACGACGAGTGGGATGAGCTATCACCTGAGATGATTGAGTACTGCAAGCGTGACGTTGATGTGACTCAGCGCCTGCATGATGCACTCATGGCACAGATGCAGATGTTTGGATTCAGTCAGCACTGCGTTGACCTTGAACACAGCGTTGCGTTTATCTGTAAGGATCAGGAAGACAACGGCTTTGAGTTTGACAGGGATAGTGCAACCAAGCTGTACGAAGAACTGACTACTCGTATGCACAGGATTGAGACTGACTTACAACAAGTGTTCCCACCCATAGTAGAGGAGAGATACAGTGACAAGACAGGTAAGAAACTCAAGGACAAAGTTACGGTATTCAATGTCGGTAGTAGACAACAAATTGCAGAGCGGCTTGCTGGCAAGGGCGCTGTGTGGAAGGAACTCACTCCCGCAGGAAAACCAAAGGTCGATGAGGCGACTCTTAAAAAGCAGACTGATATTCCCGAAGCAAAGATTATTCTCCGTTACCTTCTCTGCCAGAAACGCGCCTCTCATGTGGACTCGTGGATTAAAGCAGTGGGCGAAGACAACAGAATACATGGCAGAGTCAGGCACATCGGTGCTGTCACCGGACGGATGGCACACTCCTCTCCGAACATGGCTCAGATACCTGCTGTAAGGGCTGAGTATGGCAAGCAGTGTCGTGAGTTGTTTACCACACCTGAAGGCCGTGTTCTGGTTGGTGCTGATGCCAGCGGTCTTGAGCTACGTATGCTTGCACACTACATGGATGATGAATCCTACACCAATGAGATACTATCAGGTGACATACACACGGCTAACCAGACAGCCGCAGGACTAGAAACAAGAGATCAAGCTAAGACATTCATCTATGCGTTCCTGTACGGTGCAGGTGACGCCAAGATAGGTAGTGTCGTAGGTGGCAGTGCTGCTCATGGCAAGAGACTCAAGGCAGCGTTCCTAGAGAACACACCAGCGCTGGCAAAGCTACGCTCAGAGGTTATGTCTGATGCAGAGACAGGGTTCCTCACTGGTCTGGATGGCAGACGTATACGTGTACGATCACAACACGCCGCACTGAACACACTACTGCAGGGCGCTGGTGCTGTGGTAATGAAGCAGGCTATCGTTATATTGTATGACCTACTGGAGCGTGTTGACTTCAAGCTGGTAGCACAGGTTCATGATGAGTGGCAGATAGAGTGCCGCCCAGAAGATGCAGACTTCATTGGCAAGTCATGCGTCAACGCAATGGTATTCGCAGGCGAAGCCCTGCAACTGAACTGTCCGTTAGACGGAGAGTATAGAGTTGGTAATAGTTGGGCAGATACCCACTAGCACAATTCTATTTTTTGTGGTATAATATTATGGTAAGTTTAACTAGCAGGAGAAATGCTATATGTCTGACCAAGCACCTAACGTAATGGTTAACTGTGAACTGTTTTGGCCTAACCTGACTCACAAGAATGAGTTGGCAGGTAAGTACACTGTTGATCTTGCTAATCTATCTGACGCTGCTGTGACTGCGTTGGAAGATATGGGATTAAACATTCACAACAAGGGGGATGATCGTGGAAACTACATCACCTGTAAATCTAACAACAAGTACAGAGCCTTCAACCCTGACGGATCAGAGTTGCTTATCAAGGGACGAACACCACGAGATGACATGGATGACACAGAATCAGGAGTCACTGTGGGTAATGGTTCCAAGGCTCGATGCCTCATCGGGTACTACGATTGGGAATACCTCAAGAAGAAAGGTCGTAGTGCCACGCTCAAGCGTCTTGTAGTTAGTGACGTTGTTGAGTATGCACCTGAGATCGAAGAGATGGACGCTCTGTGATACTGATTGATGGTGATATGCTGGTGTACCGTGTGGGGTTTGCCTGTGACGAAGAAAGTGAAGACGTTGCAGTGCGAACCCTAGACAATTACCTGTCCGAAATGGTCATGGATTTGTCTGAACACTACACATCCAGCGTTGTATACCTCACGGGTAAGGGTAACTTCAGGGACGAGGTTGCCACTACCCAACCCTACAAAGGTAATCGTGATAACAAACGAGTACCAGTACACAAGAATCTGCTACGTGACTTCATGGTATCTGAATGGAACGCACAGGTTGTCAATGGCATGGAAGCTGACGATGCTATTGCAATCAAGGCAACTGAGCTAGACCATGATGTTATCATCTGTTCATTGGATAAGGACTTCAAGCAGATCCCTTGTCGTATGTACGATTACACCAAGAAAAACTTAAATGCATTTAACTCTGATGATGCTATGCGCTGGCTGTACAAGCAGGCATTGATGGGTGATCGTGTAGATAACATACCGGGAATACATGGTATCGGCCCTAAGAAAGCTGACAAGATCATTGACCCGTGTACAACAGAATGGGAGTGTTACAGTACTTGTCTTACTCACTATTGGGACAACGAACTGGATGAGGACAGGCTACTAGAAAGTCTCAACCTTTTGTACTTGTTACGTTCACCTGACGATAGGTACACCAAGCCAACGGAGATTTAGTTATGGGTAAAAGAATGAAACAACCATACAAACTACATCTTAAAGATTATCACGAGTTTTCTTGGGTGGTTGCAGCGTTAAACTTTTTTGTAACTTACGGAGACACCGATCTGGGGGACTGCTATTACGACAAAGAAGAATGTAAAAAAATGTTTGATAGACTCCAAGAAGAATTTTTAGAGTACTACTGGGAAGTTTGTAAGCAGACAGATTATGATGGAAAAGAGTACTGTGCTTTTGAAGAAAATTATTTTGCTGATCCCGGCGAAGACTTTATGTGTTACTACTACAACAAAGAAGAAGCTAAAGAACGCGCGAAGTCTTGGAATTTTTGCAACACAACCAACGATGCTAACACCGCAAGAATAGCTATGCAACTAAACGATATGCAGCTAGAGCAATGCTTGTATGATTTAAAGCTGTTCCCTACAGCTTGCAACAGAATTTTAACTAAAGAAGAAAGAGTAAAAGTTGCTAACCACAGCGACAACGATTTTAAAAAGTGGGTAAAAACAGAAGAAGGACAAGAGTGGTTGAACTCTGATGAAATATGATTCCAAGTTTGAGAAAACAGCCCATGAGATTATGCATGGATGTGAGTACCACCCAGAGCAACGAATCTTTTATCTTGTTCCTAAACATTACGAGCCTGACTTTGTTTACACTACACAAAGCAAGACATGGTACATAGAAGCAAAGGGTAGGTTCCGTACATCTGAGGAGGCGCGTAAGTATGTCATCATCGCAGAGACACTTGGGCCAAAGGAGGAGTTGGTATTTCTCTTCCAACGAGCCAACACCCCAATGCCGGGATCACGAAGAAGAAAGGACGGTACACGCTACACAATGGAAGAGTGGGCAGAGAAGCATGGATTCCGTTGGTACACTCTTGAAACAATACCTACAGGATGGAGAAGATGAGACACTTAATAATACCTGACACTCAGATCAAACCAGAGCATCCTATTGACCATATGCTGTGGGCAGGACGCTACGCTGCAGCGGTCAAACCTAACACTATCATTCATCTAGGGGATCATTGGGACTTCCCATCGTTGTCATCATATGATGTGGGGAAGAAGTCGTTTGAAGGTAGGCGTTACTCTGCTGACGTAGAGGCTGGCAACGAGGCTATGCAGGTGTTCATGGACTGTATCAGGGCAGAGCAGTCTCGTATGCGTAGGATGAAGAAGAAGGTATGGAAGCCTCGCCTCATCTTTACTCTTGGTAATCACGAACAACGTATTGAACGTGCGGTAGAGAACGATGCTAAGTTAGAAGGACTAATGAGTTATGAGGATCTTAATCTCAGAGGTTGGGAAGTATATCCGTATCTTCAGCCAGTTATTGTGGACGGTATTGCTTATTGTCACTTTTTCACTAGCGGTGTCATGGGCAGGCCAGTCACTAATGCAAAGCTACTGCTCCAAAAGAAACATATGTCATGCGTCATGGGACACGTACAAGACAGAGACATTGCCTTTGACAGAAACGCCGCAGGAAAAAGAATGACAGCCTTGTTTGCTGGTATCTACTATCAGCATGACGAGGAGTACCTGAACCCTCAGACTAACGGATCATGGTCTGGGTTGTGGGTATTCAACGAGGTAGACAACGGCACGTTTGATGAGATGCCTGTGTCTATGTCCTATCTACGGGGGAAGTACGGTGCTAACTCTTGACGAGATACTTGAACGGGTAGCTAAACGCTACGATGAGATCACAATCATGGAGGCATTAGAGATTACGTCTGAAGAGTTGGTTGAACGGTTCGCTGACAAGGTGGACACTAACAGTTGGAAGTTTGACCTAGAGGAAGAACATGTCTATTAACGATGCAACACCAGAGCAATGGGACAAAACCAGCAAGACAGCTTATGGTAAGCTGTACCACCCTCAAGACCAACAGAAGCACGACCCTGTGGGCGCTATCAAACGTCAGGTAGGCGGTACTCACTACAACAGGTACGAGATACAGCCCATTGACTTCATCATTGCTAACAAGCTGGATTGGTGCGAGGCTAACGCAGTGAAGTACATTACTCGCTGGAAGGACAAGAACGGAGTAGAAGACTTACGTAAAGCTATTCATTATCTTGAGTTGTTGATACAGCGGGAGATACAATGAAGATAGTAGAAGGTAGGTTTGGAAAGAAAGAAGACACAGGTATTAAAACATCTGAGTTTCTTGCAGCGTTGGCTGTAAGGAGTTCTGAATACGAGCAAGAAGAAAAGCCAGTTAAATGTGTTGTGATAATGTACGAAGACGGAGAATTATTTGAAGTCACAGCCACCGAACAATACCCTGACGGTGTATACTTGCTTCTTGGATTGGCACAGGCCGCAATAGTAAACGAAACGCTGGGAATGACTTAGTGAATGGAAAGCCCTTGCATAAAGCTTTGTAAGCTAGTCAACGGTAAATGTGCAGGATGCCACCGAACACAGGAAGAGATAGCTAAGTGGACACAGTACACACATAAAGAAAGGAGTAACATACTTGGACGCATATCAGCAGTACATACACAAGAGCCGTTACGCACGATACCTACCAGAAGAAAACCGTAGGGAAACGTGGGAAGAAACAGTCAACCGATACCTTAACTTCTGGGTAGACAGGGGACACCTCAACGACTTTGATGTATCAGAGTTGTTCAAAGCTATTCACAATCTAGAAGTCATGCCCTCTATGCGAGCGTTGATGACAGCAGGTGAGGCACTAGACCGTGACAACGTAGCAGGATTTAACTGTAGCTACCTACCTATTGACCACCCAAAAGCATTCGATGAGATGATGTACGTACTCATGTGTGGTACAGGCGTAGGCTTCAGTGTTGAACGGCAGTACATTCAGAAACTACCAGAAGTAGCGGAGACATTCCATGCAACCGACACAGTTATTAATGTTGCAGATTCGAAGATTGGATGGGCGAAATCGTTTAGGGAGTTGGTATCACTGCTGTACTCAGGTCAGATTCCCGAATGGGACGTTAGCAGAGTTAGACCTGCAGGTTCCACGCTCAAGACTTTCGGAGGCCGTGCAAGTGGTGCTGAACCTCTCGTCGATTTATTCCGATTCACAGTTGAACTCTTTCAGGGAGCTGCTGGACGAAAGCTTACATCCATTGAATGCCACGATCTTTGCTGCAAGATTGCTCAAATCGTCGTCGTTGGAGGAGTCAGACGAAGCGCCCTCATCAGTCTCAGCAACCTCACAGATGACCGTATCCGACGAGCTAAGTCAGGACAGTGGTGGTTAGATAATCCTCAACGTGGTCTGTCTAATAACTCAGCGTGTTACACAGAGAAGCCTGACTTTGAGGCTTTCCTAAATGAATGGACAAGTCTATATGAATCACGATCTGGCGAACGAGGTGTCTTTAGTAGAGTGGCAAGTCAAAAGCAAGCTGCACTCAATGAGCGAAGAGATGCTACCTATGATTTTGGAACTAATCCATGTAGTGAAATCATCCTCAGACCCTACCAGTTCTGCAACCTATCTGAAGTTGTTGTCAGGCCATCCGATACGCTCGCAAGTCTCAAACGAAAAGTACGCCTTGCGTCTATCCTTGGAACTTTACAGGCTACCCTCACAGACTTTCGATACCTCCGAAACATCTGGCGAGTAAACACAGAGGATGAGGCACTGCTGGGTGTATCACTGACAGGCATCATGGATCATCCGTTGTTGTCTGGGCGTGAGGACAAGAACAAACTCAAGAAGTGGCTTACGGAGATGCGTAATGAAGCTATCGTTACCAATGAGCAATGGGCTAAGAAGCTGGGTATCAACCCGTCTGCAGCAATTACTGCGGTTAAGCCTTCTGGTACTGTTAGTCAGTTGGTCGATAGTGCTAGTGGCATCCATCCTCGGTATAGCAGTCAGTATATTCGACGAGTTCGTGCGGATAGCCGTGACCCGCTTTGCTCTGTCCTAGAGGACGCTGGTGTCCCTGTGGAGGACGATCTAATGTCCCCTACTACCAAGGTATTCAGCTTCCCTATCGCCTCTCCTGATGGCGCTGTGACAGCCTCAGAGATGGGTGCTATGGAACAGCTAGACTTGTGGGAGATATATCAGGACTACTGGTGTGAGCACAAGCCGTCTATGACTTGCTACTACCGTGACGAGGAGTTTCTGGAGGTGGGACAGTGGCTGTACAACAAGTTTGATAAGGTCTCAGGAATTTCCTTCCTTCCTTACTCAGATCATACGTACCAACAACCACCATATGAACCTGTTGACAAGAAAACATACAACCAGTTAGCTAAGGACTTTCCGAAAGAGATATCGTGGGATATAGAAGAGGCCAGCGATATGACTGAAGGGTCACAACAACTGGCCTGCACAGGTAACAACTGTGAACTATAGCAACGCAGGTGCGTTATGACATAAAGAAGATAGAGTAACCTCTGTCGTTACTGCCTACATCCTCTGGCTTGTCTTTCGGGTCATGGGATGTAGGTATTCCTTCCTTCTGCATCTTCTTGATGCGCTCTTTAGAACGCTCACACATACTGTGATAGTCGATAGACGTATAGGATACTGTGTGTTTATCGTCACTCATAATTAATACTCGTCATCTGTTAGTAAAGCGCGTAGTTCATCCCCACCGGGAACACCTCTAAGACTTTCAAAGTCTGTCTCCTGTTTAAATATAAGATCACTTATATCCTTACCTACCCCACCCATTAAGCCTGTTGGTGGCACAAGAGAAGTCATAAGATATCCAGCAGGGTCTTGTCTAAACTGTGCATTTGCATAAGGATCACCTAGCTTACCAAACGTAGCTACCTGTATAGGTTGTGATATCGCATCTAAAACGACTCCTTCAAGACTAGGATCTTTTTCTTCTTTACCTAGCAATGATTGAGGCAATCCTCTAGCCTGATTGATAAGACCGTAACCTAACCCAGCAAACATCATATAGTTTGCGGCAAACTTTCCTGCTTCCGTATAGTTTTTAGCTGCAATGTTATCTACTACACCCACTTTAGCCATCTCAGCTTGCTTCAGGGCAAAACCTGTTAAAGCCCACACAGGTCTAAACATTGGATTGTTCAAGTAGTTAAGCGGTCTACCCGCTGCTGATATAAGCTGCTGTTCTCCCAGCCTACTAAACATACCACGCAAAACAATCTCTCTAACCTTGTCAGGCATATCATCTAGAGGTGTTTCTTGTGCTAAGTTTTTTCTAATTAACGCTGCTTCTTGAGGAGAAAAATACTTTTCAAACTGTTTAAACTTACCTGTTTTTGCAGCCTGACGCATGGCATTTAATGAACCCCTAAGAACAATACCTTTACCGACTCTATCCATTGCCCTAAAACCAGAGTACTTAAAAGACTTTTCTTGATACCACTCAGTACCTTTCTGTAGCAGACCCTTCTCTAGTGTCTCGTCAAAGCCTGCCTGAAACTCGCCAATGTTTTTGTTGTTACCGCCTATACCAAAGTCTTGGATACGCATACCTTCTCGATCCATAATACCTTTTAGCGTAGGCATGAAGCCGTTTTTAACCATAGAAACAGCCGCATCGTGTAGGTTCAAAAAGGCAGAGTCAAACTGTCCCAGAGTACCGCCATAACTCTGCCTCATAAAACTTTCAATAGCAGCGGCAGGGCGGCTACGCGCTCCTAAATAAGTAGAATTAGCTAAGTCAGCTACTCTTTTA